TACAGCTTCTTTTTGTGGGTTGATTTTCGACCCCGAAGAGTTGGTTTCATTACCCAATCCAATTAAAGTTCTTCTGAACACCGGTTGGACGACGGCGAATTATGTTGGTTCTAGTCTGAAGACTCGCATGGGACTATTGAGGGCTAAGGGGTTTTCCCTGGTTTCCCAGTATTCTGGAGTTCCCATTGTGCAGTCATTAGGGCTTTATATTCTTAGAGTTACCAACAGTTTTGCGTTGAAAATACCGGTAAAATGGACGGAGTGGCAGACAAGACATTTTACTACAGAATTCAAGGTCAAGGAACCTGGGTTTAAGACACGCATGTTAATGGAGAGAGTTTATGGTGTGTCAGTTTTCGCCCAATATGACATTGAGAAGTATTTTGATGAGAAGAATGTTATATCACCTATTTCTCATGCTTTGTTGGATGACCTTTGGACTCTCGAACAGAAAGAATATAATTTGCGGTTTGTTCGAGATTATACTGTTGGTGAGCGTTATCCCAGTATACTTTCTGTTTACCGGACTACCAAGTGGAAAAAGGAGGTTGTTGATAAAATATTTAAATCCACTATTGTTCATGGTAGTAAATTTAAGGTTAGTCAAGATTTTTGCTTTTAATGCTGGTCCGTGAGTTTTCTTGCCAGCACGTCAAATAAACTGCGACGATTGTTGTGGTCATGTCTGGACGTAAGCAAGCGAAATCTACTAGGAAGCAGGGGCCTAAGAAACCATCTGCTCAACAGCGGAAAGCTCAGTCTAATCGTGATCGTGCTCGGGCGCGATCTCAACAGGGCGAGACGAAGGCTAAGTCTGCGCCTGTTGCAAAATCTCGTACAGTCAAAACAAACAAGCCTAAGATTAAAACTTTATCTAATGGTGATTGTGTCATCACACATCGTGAGTATGTTGCTGACATTTTGGCTGGTGCAAATAATCCATCTGCATTTAATGTGACCACGTTTCCGGTGAATCCTGGTCAAAGTTCATCCTTTCAGTGGTTATCTAGGATTGCTGCGAACTATGAGTCTTATCAGTTTCAGTCACTTTCTGCCGAGTATGAAACTGAAGCCCCGACTAGTTTGGTGGCACTCTAGTTATGTCCTTAGATTATGATGCTGCTGATCCGGCACCATCATCTAAGCAACAAGCGATGTCCTATCGGGGTTCAGTTCGTTCTGCCCCTTGGACTTCTTGTAGCCATGTCTCTCTGAAAGAAGACTTGACGAAGGGAAAGACGAATTTTGTTCGTATAGGGGTTCAACCCCCCAATACTGACATTAAAACTTATGATATTGGTAATTTGTACGTCATGTCACAAGGGGTCACGACTGGTGGATCAGTTCTTGGTGAACTTTATTTTACTTATACTGTTAAGCTCATGACTCCTGTTTTTGAGGTGTTTTCTTCCCTGTTCGGTGGACAGATTACTGCTGGTGGTACCGTTAGTCAGGCTAACCCATTGGGCTCAGTCCCAGTTTTGGGCGCTGATTCGTTTGGCATTTCTGCAAACGCCAATTCGGTAGTGACTTTTGTCACGGCTGGCACTTATTATGTTTCCACTGAGGTAACAGGGACGGTATTGTCTGCGGATAATTTTGGCACTCTCGTTAATTGTACTGCAGTCAATTTGGGACCGGCACTTGTCAATGCTGGCCAAACCAGTTTGTATGCTACTTGGCAAATCGTGGCACTTCAGCAAAATGCCACTGCCACGTTTTCTGTCACTGCCACCTCAGTTTCTGCTTCAGTTTTGTATATTGGTAGCAGGCCCAACTAATTGTGTGTTGGGCGGACAGGGGGTGATAATAATCTTCCTTTAAGCTTACCCTGTCCTGTTGACCAGGGGGTGGTAACAATCTTCCTTCTCTGCCACTGTGTCAATGTTTCTTCCTATGACTGCCTCAGTTTCTTTTCCTTTCCTTGCTGGGGTTACTGCGGGTTTCCTGCGGTTTCTTTTCAACATTAGCCCGGAACTGGTTGAGTTCAGCCTTTCCTATCTGGGTTGTTTCATTCTTGCTTTTGAATGAACTTGA